ATCGTGAGCAGAGCAGGCAAGAGCAGTCAGCTTAGCGGCAGATTTTCATACTCCTTCCGTAAAGAGACAGAGCATTGGCATAGGTCAGTGCCCTGTCTCTTTGTCGTCTGCACGGGCACAGGCGTCTTCCCCTTTTGCGTCTGTGCCTCCTCTCTCCTCACGCTTGCATCCGTCCTCCTCCATGGGCAGGCGTCATGCAGGGCGTCCCCCTGCTATCATGCCCTGCATGCACCCCTGCCATAGCGCACACGCCGCGCCGGCGGGGAGGACAAAAAAAATAAAGGGGTAGGGGGTATCCCCTCTCTCTTCCGGAAAATTTAAAAAAATACAAAAGCCGGAGCCTTGGCCGGTTCGGTCAAAAGGGACTGCATAAAAAACGCGGCCCCGGTGAAAAAACGCACTTAGGTTCTTTCCGGACTTTTTTCGTTTTACGGCGCTGTGAGCGCAATTTTTTTCCGGATGTAAACTTAAATTTTCTGACAATTTCGCTACCCTCAGACGCTGAAAACGAGGACGAACATGGCAACAACAGAGAAAAAAGAGGACGCGAATCAGCTCTGCGAGCATCTGGAAGCGCCCAGGTTCGTCCGGGTCGAGGTCATTGCCCAGCTTTTCGGACTGACGGTGAGACGGATCCAGCAGCTCACGCAGGACGGAGTGATCAAAACCACGGCCACGACGGAGGGCAGGCGCTACGACCTCGAGGACACCATAAGCAAGTACATCCGGTATCTGAGCGACAAGGCCAAAGGAAAGAGCCAGAACGCCCGCGAAGCCGAGCTGAAAGAGCAAAAGCTCCAGGCGGAGGTCGCCCTGAAAGACTCCCAGGCGGAACTCCACCGCATGAAACGCGAGATCGCAGCGGGAAACTACATCGAGCGCGAAGAGGTGGAGCTGGATTACCGGAAGTTTTTCGTGGTGTTCAAGCGGTTCGCGCTGGGCATCCCTCCGAGGCTCATCTCCATGCTGAGCGACCAGATCGGGCCGGCAGAGGCGCGGTCCGCAGAACGTGACCTGACCGAAGAGGTAAAGCGGATGCTCACGGCTTTTGTTGTTGCCGGATGCGACCCAGGAATCAAACCCAAAAAGAGAAGGAAAAATGCAGATACCAAAGAAGCTGAGGATTAAGCATTTTCCCTGCACGGATTACCAGAAGGCCGCACTCAAGGCACTGGAAACGCCCAAGAGCATGACTGTCTCGGAGTGGGCGGAGCAGTGCAGAGTGCTTGATTCAAAGACAAGCGCCGAGCCTGGTCCATGGAGCAATAAACGGACTCCATACCTCGTCGGCATCATGGACGAATTTAATAATTACGACACAGAAGAGATTATTTTTGTGAAGCCTACGCAGGTCGGCGGTACAGAAGCCATGAACAACATGCTGGGTTATGTTGTGTCGCAGGATCCTGCCCCGACCGAGGTCGTATACCCGACGGAATCCCTGGCGCTGTCAGTCAGCACAAAGCGATTACAGCCCATGATTAAGGCAAGCCCTCCCCTCCGGGAAAAGTACGACGACAACAGCCCGGCGCTGGAGCTGGAATTTTCCGACATGTTCGTCAAGATCGTCGGTTCCAACTCCCCTGTCGGCGTGGCGTCATTCGCGATGAAGTATCTTTTCATTGACGAAATCGACAAGTTCCCGGGCGCCTCTCGGAAGGAATCTGACCCTGTAAGTCTTGCGGAAGAACGTACCAAGACCTTCCGGGGACGGAAGATTTTTAAAACATCGACGCCTACCATCCGCGAGGGACACATCTGGAAAGCCAAGATGTCCGCGGATGCCGAGAAACACTATTTTGTGCCCTGCCCGCACTGCGGGACTTTTATCGAGTTGAGATTTGCCAATTTACGCTGGCCCGGGCGCGACAAAGACTATAAAAAAGCATACGGCACAGAGGAGATAGCTCAGAAGCTCGACATGCTTGAGCCGATGGACGACGAGGGCCTGAGCGATACGGACCGCGCCGAGTTTGCCTTTTACATCTGTCAGGAGTGCGGTGGGGCGATCACTGACCAGCAGAAGCAGCAGGCGGTTCGGGAAGGCGAGTGGCAGGTCGTCCGGCAGAATACGCGCTTTGTCAAGAAGGTCTGCTTCTGGCTCAACACCCTGTATTCTCCCTTCGTGCATTTTTCGGAGATCGCCAAAAAATTCATGGACGCTAAGGACGATTCCGAGAAGCTCCAAAATTTTGTAAACTCGTGGCTCGCTGAGCCGTGGGAGGATACAAGGCTCAAGACTTCCGCGGAGATCGTCCTCGACCGGCAGACAGATACGCCGGCTTATACCGTCCCGTCGTGGGCGAAATTCCTCACTGCCGGCGTCGATGTCCAGAAGGGTTATTTCTACTGGACGATTCGCGCGTGGGGCGAATACATCACATCGCAGAACATTGCCCACGGGCAGGCGCGTGATTTTGTGGAACTCGAAGAGATTATGAACATGGGATACACCTGCGAGGACGGCGGGACAATGCTTGTTAATCTTTGCGTCGTCGACTCCGGCTACAACACCGATGAGGTATACGAGTTTTGCATCGATAATTCCGAGTGGGCGATACCCGGCAAGGGCGCAACCCATGAAATGGACGCCCATTACAGGCTCAGCACTGTCAACAAACAGGGTTCGAGGGCGACAGGCATGCAGATGGTGCTGGTCGATGGCGGCAAGTACAAGGATATGATCGCTTCCAGGATGCGAAAGCGCAACGGCAGAGGCTCCTGGATGGTCTATAAGGGCTGTGACGTGGAATACGCCGAGCAGGTCACATCCGAGCATAAGGTCAGCGTCAAGAGCGGCACCAAGTACGTGCAGAGATGGATCCCGAAAGAGAGCCATCCTGATAACCACTATCTGGACTGCGAAGTGTACGCCATGGCAGCCGCTGACATACTCGGCGTGAGAATGCTCCACCTGCGGCAGGAAGCACAGACACCGCAGACACCGCCAAAGCCGGAGCAGGACGCGGAAGAGGCATGGATCAAGAACAGCGAGGAGTGGATTAATGGATAATACAAACTACACGCCAGATGCCCTGCTGAATGATGTGAATATGGCAATCTCCAAGATTCTAATTTCCGGCCAGTCCTATCAGATTGGCTCGAGGAAACTGACGCGGGCGGACCTTAAAGAGCTGTACGCCATCCGGAACGACCTGCAGGCCCAGGTCGCGAGCGGCACGCCCGGGCTTCTGGATGACTGCTATGTTGCCGTTTTCGATGGGAGATAAACATGAATTTTTTAGATAACATTATCAGCTTTATCTCTCCGGAGGCGGGCGCAAGACGTCAGGCATGGCGGCAGAACCTCGAAGAGATGAAAAGCTACGACGCGGGCAATTTCGGGCGGCTCAATGCGGGATGGTACGCATATAACCAGAGCGCGGAGCAGACCGACCGGTATAACCGCGAGACGGTCCGGGCAAGGGCGAGAGACCTTGAGCGCAATTCCGACATGGCCAATTCCATCGTCGGGGCATACAAGCGCAATGTCATCGGGCTGGGCTGGACTTTACAGGCGCACACAGGGAGCGAAAAGCTCAACGAAGAGATAGAGACCGCATGGAGAAAATGGTGCAACCGTAAGAACTGCGACATCACCGGCACGCAGTCCCTGATGCAGATGGGGCGCATGGCGATCGAGCGCAAGAAAGTCGACGGTGGCATCCTTTTCAAAAAATGCTACACCCGAGGCGGCATAGTTCCGCTGAAATTACAGGCGCTGGAAGTCGACGAGCTCGACAACACAGTCATGGCTCCGCACAACAAGGGCAACCGCGTCATCGGCGGCATCGAATACAACTCCTACAACCGCCCTGTGGGCTACTGGATCCGGCAGTACGATATCGACGGATTTTCCCAGGCTGACCCCGTATATGTGCCTGAGAAAAACATGATCTTTTTGTTTTCCAAACGCCGGCCATCCCAGATCCGCGAGATGAGCGACCTTGCGCCGACCATCAGCCGTATCCGTGACGCCAACGAATTTATGACAGCGGTCAGCGTCAAAGAGCGCATCGCCGCCTGCCTGTCCGTTTTTATCAAGAAGACCATTCCCACAACAGGAATCGGGCGCGGCGGTTTTATCGACGCAAACTCCCGCGTTTCCTACGATGGCAAAACGATCAGCCCCGGCATGATCAAGGAACTCAATGCCGGAGATGAGATACAGGTCGTCAATCCCACCGGACAGGCGACCGACGCGGCACAGTACATCAAGCTCCAGCAGAGACTGATTGGAGCGGGGCAGGGCCTCTCCTATGAGGCGACCAGCCGGGACATGTCGCAGAGTAACTATTCATCGGCGC